TGACTCGCTTTAGAAACTCAGTTGTAACAAGGTTATGTAGTTCGTTAAATTGGTCTTCAGTGGCTCGTTTCTTCATTCTTTACTTCCTGGGAATAGATTTCGTCTGACAATCTCTACTGCTTTATCGTCAATAGTGTTATCAGTTGATTTTGCATATGCCTCTAACAGTTGAACAATTAAATTCTTAACTGCATTAGTTGAGAGGAATGTCATTAAGATGGGTTTGATAATGATCATTTTCTTAGAGATTCGGGTAGTTGTAATTTTTGTATGTCCTCAATTTGTTGCTTTCTTTCTTGAATCTGTTCTATAACTTGACCTGTAGGTGAGTTTTTAAAGTTATTAATGATGTTTGCACCTACACCTCCAAGGATTACTAGCCCTGCCAGTATTGCTAATTTAACTTTCATCTGCCTTCACAAATTTTCCGTTTTCGTCTCTTTTCTTAGAAGACTTTCTTTTCTTTGCTTTAGCTTGTTCAGCTACCATCTTTGCGATGGAGTCGCTTAAGGTACTCATTTTTTCTGTGGTTTAGTTGGACATTCATACTCCTGCTCATCCCAAGGAAATTTCTTATCTTTAGGAGTACAGGTTTTTTCTAGATACTCTTTAACAGCATCCTCTTTATTCTTTTTGTATTCAACGATTGGTACTACGTCATTACACATGTCATAGACACGTGAGTTTTCAGACAGCATGAATCCCTTTCGCTGTAGGTCAGAACATTTCAATACACGTACAAGCTCATAATCAAGCCTCATCTTTTCTTCTTGCCGTTTGGCTATACGTCTACATTGTTCTAAACCTCTACGATCCAAAGGGAACATAAAGTTGATTTGACCTCCCCAGTTCTCAGCTACTGTGTAGCTTCTCTGTGTCATCTCTTCATCAAAGGGAACCGTATGATTCCCCATGTAGAAGGGACTAAACGTCATCGTTGCACCATTACAACTAATAGAGCCACCGTAATGTTGTCTACTTGGTGCTCCATTATTTTGAAATTGGACAGCTTGATTGGTTACATTTCCTGTCGCTGCTGCAACGGGATTAGACGTGTTATTAGTCTCACCTTCTGCCTTAGCTGGTGTTATTGAGAGAAGACTGATAAGGAGACAGTAGTAGATTCCGTTTCGATAGTTCTTTCTATTTCTGTAAGTTCTATCACTTGACTTGCTGCTCTTGTTACTACTTCTAGTGAGAAGTCTGAACCAGCTGTTGTCATGTTGAAGATTGAATCGCTGTCTACTATGCCTCCAGAGCTTGCTGATGAATGGGTTATATTGTCCCCAGACCATTTGTTTAACGCTGCTCCATAGGTGGTTGTTGTTATTTCTTCAGTTATATCTTGAGTTGTAGTTGTAGTACTGTTCATAGACCCTTGGGTGAAGTTGGGTTGTACTAATTCAGCTCTAGCTACCGTGGGTGATGCCAGTAGGAAGAGTAAAAGCCATTTGTTCATTCTTCCTTTTTTTTAACCATTGGACAATTAACGGGAGTTTTACCATTACCATTCTTGTTACCAGTGGTAAGCCCGAATGTTGCAAGTGCTCCCGTAAAGACACTGGCAACGAAGGTTATATCTGAGTTCCCAGCTTTTTTAAACATAGGTAACTCAATGTAATTCATGGTTATTATGAAACCAGACCAGACCACTACGCCTAACCTGACAAAAGTACCAAGAATTTCTATTTGATGTTCTTTATCCTCTGCAGCTTCTTTCAGCTTTCCAAGGAGGTTTTTCTTTTCTTGCGGTTTTCCTTCCATTTATCTACTTTCTTTTGTAAGAACTTTTGGATTTGTTTCTTTAGTTTGTCAAATAAAGGAGTAGCAAGGGTGGTCGTGGCTACAGCTGCAACAGCTGCATAAGTAGCCGTTGCGACTACTTCAGCTGAAGGTAAGGGTAGATCTATTTTTACAACTGGTACTCTAAGAGTTGGTTGTTCAGTAGTTGCAGTTTCTGCGTCTTCTGTTTCCTCTGGTACTTCCTCCAGTGAAACTCCATCTGGAGCTTTTATATTGCCTGGAGGAATAACAATAGGTGGGAAGACAGGCATCTCTGCTGTTGGTTGCTTTAGAGGGATGCTAGGCATGTCTAAAGCTTTGGGTAGTTTAGGAACCTTCACCTAGCTCCAAGGTTTACCTACACCTGTTGTTGGAGTCTTCTGCTCGTTAACACCTTTATCTACAGCAGCTTCGATAGCAGCTACAGTACCTTCTTTGTCAGCATCTAGTTTTGCTTTAACCCAAGCTAATACTGTTGCTTCAGTAAGATCTGCATAAGGTACAAGAGTATCAGGCTTAGGAAGATCTACTTCACCAGTTGCTCTGAATGAATAAGTACCATCTTCACCGTTAACACGGTAGATGACTTTATTTACATACCCGTCTGCTAGTTCACGCTGAAGGGTGTTTACTTGCCAAGTTTTTGTTGCCATGATTGTTTTTTAATAAAAATTTAATTGATTTGTACAAATACTATTAAGTCCAAGGTGTTCCACTTAGTTTAGTGGGTATGATTTTAAAGGTTAAATTAGCCTCAGTCAGTTCTTCGATATTTTTTGTAGAAAGGTTATCCTTGTCTTCTTTGTTCAATTCATTAAGACGATCTTTTACCCATGTTATAGCTGTTTCTTTAGTTATATCTTTGTAGGGTATTAATGTATCTGGTTTTTCTAAACTAACATTTGATTCAAACTTTGATTCATACGTAGGATAGACATCATCTTTACTTAATACAGTAAAATCAATAGAAAATACATACTGATCATCTCTCATATAATTGAGTTTTGTTATATCCCAAGTTGTAGTTATTGTCATAATTATTGGTCAGCTATATTATTGCCGGGGTAGTAGTTTCTAAGAGGTGAGTCTCCTGATGGCCACATAATACGAACTGCTCCATTACCACCAGATTTACCGCCACCATCACCACCAGCTCCTCCTCCTCCATAGTCTCCACCATTTCCACCTGACCCTGAATTACCAGAACCATTACCCCATGCTTGACCTTGACCAGCGGCTACACCAGCATATCCAGCACCTGTACCACCAGCACCACCATTTCCTTCTTGGAATATTGTATGAAGAAGTCCTTGGCCGCCTCCGCCGCCTGAAGCTCCTCCTCCATAAGCCCATCCTGATCCGCCGCCGCCGCCGCCACCATAGTTACCCGGTTCTCCTGACGAACCACTCCAATAACCTGTTTGGCTTCCTCCTTTTCCTCTTTGTCCTGTAGAAGCACTTGCACCTCCATCGAATCCACCAGCTCCACCGCCACCGCCAGGCATATACGAGGATGATGAACTACCACCAATTCCACCCCATCCGCCTCGGTCTCCAGTAGTTTGTCCACCAGCAGATGTTGTTGCATTGGTTGAAGAACCACCAGCACCACCCTCACCTTTTGTGAGGACATTTCCATCTGTAGTTATATAACTATCTCCACCTGGTCCTGCAGAGGTACCAGTGCTTGCTCCTGCACCTCCTCCTCCTACGTAAACAGTGTAAGCAGTTCCGGGAGTTACAGCTACATTATCTCTAATTGCAACTCCACCACCACCACCACCGTTCGTAGAATAACCACCACCGCCACCGCCAATTGTAATAATTGAAATACTTGTAACACCTACACCCGGCGTAAACGTGTGAGTAGTTTGTTGCGCAGTAGTACTTTTAGTACCTGTAAACAAAAAGACTTGTTGACCGGGTTCTTCATCTGGGAGCTTTCCTACACCTAAAAGCATTTGTTGAATAGGCATTAAGTTAACCCCGAACCTGAAATATAAGCTACCGTTCCAGAAGCCCATAAGATAGTAGCCATTCCTCTTGTTGCTAAAGTACGGTTTGCATTATTGCCATCGGCTGTGTTATACATCGTTGTTCCTTTTGTAATCGTTATATTTCCAGCTGTATTGTTGATAATTGTTACTGCATCACCAGCCGAATGTCTACCATCAATCCAAGTTATATTTCCACTTGCAAGAATGTGTTTTCCACCATCAGAATTAACTAATGTATAAGCAGAGCCTTGAGTATTTTGAGGTATAGAACGCAGGTTGCCTTTGCTGTCTGATACCGTTCCAGTTACCGTAACGCCCGAAGCTGTTGTCTCAAACTTCTTACTGTTGTCGTAATAGAGTTCTACGGCTCCGTCTTTAATAAACTTTGCAAACTTTTCACTTGTATCTGCTGATTCTAGTTCAATGGATCCATTACTCCTTAAATCTAAACTACCAGTTCCGTTATAAATAACTGAATCCGTTCCATTATGGAAGATTTGTAGATCAGACCCATTTCCAAACGCAGCTTTTGTGTTATCTAACCATCTCATTTGATCGTTAGCTGGATCCCAAATTACATCTCTACCAGCATTTGTATCATTATCAAATTTAGCTTCATCTACAAAGGCAACACCATAAGAAGTTGTCTCAAACTTCTTACTGTTGTCGTAATAGAGTTGTACGTTTCCGTTTTCACTAGCAGTAATAAGGTGTTCAGTATTAGCTGCATTTCTAACTCTAAAGTAAGCTTGTTCAAAATAGAAGTTACCTGTACTGTTTTTTATATGACTGTCCGTCCCATCATGCCAGATTTGTAAGTCTGGACTACTAGCATCACCTCCAATTTTTAATCTTTGGTCATCAGGGAATAAAGCACTACCACTAAATTTTGTTCCATCTGAACTTGTCTCAAACTTCAAACTGTTGTCGTAATAGAGTTCTACGGCTCCGTCTGGGTTTATAAGTACCCCATTTTCACCTGCTTTAGCTCTTAATTTTAAAACCTGATCAGTGTTTTCAATAACAGAAACACCACTATTATGATGAAAAATATTAAGCTCTTGGCTTGTTCCTAATTTAATACGATAGTCATCATCAGCTCTAAAATCTCCTGTACATTTTACGCCTGTTGAAGTCGTCTCAAACTTCTTACTGTTGTCGTAATAGAGTTCTACTGATCCGTTTTGTTCTGCTGTTAAATAATCTTCATCAAAAGC